CCGTGGCGTGTTTTTTCACGAGTTTCGGGGGTAGGGGGGGGTATCGATGACACGAAAGAAACCCGCGGCACCCAAACGGCTGCGGCTCGAGTACCGGCTGCCCGCCGAGCTGGCGGAAAACCCCGCCAACTGGCGTGAGCACCCGGAGGCCCAGCAGGCCGCGCTCAAGGATCTGCTCGGCGAGGTCGGCTGGGCCGGCGCCGTCCTGTACAACGAGAAAAGTAAGCGGCTGATCGACGGCCACATGCGCAAACGGCTCGCCGACGCCACGCCTGATCAGCCGATCCCCGTCCTGATCGGCTCCTGGGACGAGCCCCAGGAGAAGGAGATCCTCGCCACCTTCGACCCGCTCACCGCCATGGCCACCACCAGCAAGGCCGCACTCGACACGCTCCTGGCCGACGTACAGACCAGCAGCAAATCAATCCGCGATCTCCTCACCCCGCCCGCCGGGTCCAGCGCCGCCCAGCGCCCCAAGATCAACCCCGAGGACCTCGCCCTCCGCTACTCCATCGTCCTGGACTGTGCCACCGAGGCCGACCAGGTCGCGATCCTGAAGGAGCTCGCCCGCCACGACCTCGACGCCCGCGCCGTGATCGCCGGCTTCCCCGCCACGGAGAAGATCAAGCGACCCGCCAAGGAGAAACCGCTCGCCGCCACCGCCCGGAAGATCACCCGCGCCAGTGCGATCGCCCGCACCCCGCGCGTCCGCCAGCTCGAGGGCCTCTTCGATGTGCCGCCGGCGAAGCGCCGCGAACACTCCTGGACGGTCGACCTCCAGCTCGACAAGCCCTGGAACCTCGGCCTCATCGTCGGCCCGTCCGGCTCGGGGAAAACCACCATCGCCCGCGAGCTCTTCGGCAAGCAGCTCGTCGACGGCTGGGACTGGCCCAAGGACAAGGCCATCCTCGACGGCTTCCCCGCCGCCCAGTCCATTCACGAGATCGTCGGCCTGCTCTCGGCGATCGGCTTCTCCAGCCCACCCTCATGGCTCAAGCCCTTCCACGTGCTTTCCAACGGCGAGCAGTTCCGCGTCAACCTGGCCCGCACCCTGGCCGAGGCCCCCGACCTAGCCGTCGTCGACGAGTTCACCAGCGTCGTCGATCGCACCGTGGCCCAGATCGCCTCGGCCGCCCTGGCCAAGACCATCCGCGCATCTAACCGGCGCTTTGTGGCGGTGACCTGTCATTACGACGTCGAAGACTGGCTCCAGCCCGACTGGCGCTACGATGCGGCGAGTGGCGAATTTGCCTGGAGGTCACTTCAACGACGCCCACCAATTCAGCTTTCAATTCGTCGGGTTGACACAGCGGCATGGCGGCTCTTCAGTCCGCATCACTATCTAGACCACGATCTGAACCGCGCCGCCAAGTGTTTCCTGGGCGAAGTGAACGGCCGACCCGCCGCCTTCACCGCCGTGCTGCACCAGCCGCACTGGAATGACGGCTGGTGGCGCGAACACCGCACCGTCTGCCTGCCCGACTTTCAGGGCGTCGGCCTCGGCAACGCCATGAGCGAGTTCGTTGCGGGTCTGTTTGTGGCTACAAAAAAGCACTACCGCTCGACGACGAGCCACCCGGCGATGATCCGCCATCGCATGCACTCGCCCCTCTGGGAAATGCTGCGTGCGCCATCGTTCAGCGCGCTACCAGGCGCCAGCACCTCGATCGCTGCCAAGACCTCGACCTACCAGCGCCTGACCGCCGGCTTCCAGTACGTGGGCCCACCCCGCCCGGCCGAGGCCAAGCAGTTCGGCGTACTCTGACCGCTTGCGGCTTCGCGTTTGAGAAGTGCAGATGTCTTGAGTTAATCGAACAGAAGTGCGAGGTGGCGGATGAACTGCTACGAGCTCCATGAAACCGAGCCAGGCGTGCGCCGGTTCGCCGTGCGCACCATGATGCCGATGGGCCCTGCCCGGTTGTGTGACGAACTACATGACCGTCATCTGATCCCGCGCGCCGGCCAACACTGGCCCGGTGGCGAGCTGATCGACGAGGTGGTTTTCACCCCGCAGGAAGGGGACCTCAATTGGATGGTCACCGTGCGCTCAATGCGTGGGCGCTGCAGCGGCCCGCCGCCGATCGAGCTGCGTGCTGACTGCAAGCAGTTCTTGGCCCGGTTTGAAGACGACCGCAGTCCACCGGCCGCATGACGGCGACGTTCGAGTTTGTGGGAGGGCCTCAGCCGATCAAGAGCGCTGAATGATCTGGCAGTATGAGCGCTTCCGCCGGCACCTCGAAGAGCATCTGGCGGCCGCGGACTAATCCCCCTCGTGCGGATCGACTGCGAAATCAGACTTGTAGAAGTTGCCATCCGCGTCGATGTACAGCGGCCCGTCTTGGCTCAGGTAAATCCTGCTGGGGTCGATCTCGTGCTTGGTACTTTCCCAAGTGATCTTCACTTCCCGCTCGCCGTGAGTGCGCAAGCGGGATTGCAACTCCCCGATCAATTCGCTGATGCTCATGGCCTAGACCTCACCTCCTCTGACTATCCACTACGCCGCGTGAAATGACCCCGCGCCGAACAGAGGCAACTCCACCACACCCTGACAGACTTCCGCCGGCACGTCGAAGAGCATCTGCCGGCCGCGGTAGGGCACCGGCTCGGCGAACGCCCGCGGGTTGCGCAGGTACCAGCAGTACGGCCCCGAGGCGAACGGGTCAGCATCCCCCGGGTTGAACTCCCCCACCCCCACCAGCTCGACGACGCCGAGGAGCGCCCCGAAGACCAGCTCCTGCGCCGGCGGGAAGGCGATGCCATAGCGGCTCGGCCAGTCGGCCCGATCGTCCTCCTCGACCTCGAGCCACTCGCGCGACTTGCCCGCGTGGATGAGCAGCGGCCCGCGGTAGCGCGTGCTCCACCTCCGATTCTCCACCCGCTTCGGCCCGCGTATGATCGCCCAGGCCCAGGGCTGACAGACGGTGAGGGCTTTTATTTCGGCTCCTTCGCCTCGCGCACCAGCCCCACGGCCACCAGCGCCGGCCCGGTCCCCTCGTGGACGTGCTCGCGCCAGAACCGCTCGGCCGCATCGGCGACCGCGGCCAGGCCCGTGGCCGAGAGGTGCTTGATCTTACTCACCAGGGCCGCGGCGTCCACGCCCCATTTCGCGTCGAGCTTGTCCAGGCGGATCGCATCCTCGACGTTGGCCGGCCACCAGCGCCAACTATGCGGCTCGTCGCCCAGGTCCAGGAGGTACGTGCCGTTCAGCGCGTCGCAGATCAGCGACGCCTCGGCCTCGGTCCACTCGACCTCGCGCAGCCCGATCGCCAGGAGCTGCCGATAGATGGCGATCTGCCAGCGCCGGTACAGCTCGCTCGTGTCCTCGCCAGCGGCCTCATCGAATTCCGCCCGATCGAGCAGCTCCTGCACCTGAGCCTGATAGCGGGCCCGGATGTCGGCCACCAGCTTGGCCTGCCGCTCCTGGTACACCTGGCCCCCGGGCTGGTGCACCGGATAGCCGGCCACGTGGGCGCACGGGTCGTGATCGCGGAGCAGCGCGCGCACCGCGGCCGCATCCTTGCAGGTCCAGGCCTCCGCCTGCCCCGTCTCTCCCTGCCAGCGGGTCTCGTACCGGATCGAGACGGCGTACTTAGCGCCCTCCGTCTCGCCCAGCACGTACACGGCCAGGTCGTGCCAGCGCAGCTGTTCATGGCTGGCGTGCTGCTCCCCTTTCGTCTCGGCCAGCAGCGTGCCGAGAAACCGCAGCACCGCATCACCGCTGCGCGGCAAACGAATCGTCTCCATCAGTGTCTCCTAATGTTGCGGCAGTCGCCTCCAGGTCTGCCACGCCTGACCGAGCGGCGTGCTGAGCAGTTGCCAGGCGAGTCGCCTGTGACAGTGTGTACACTCCGCGATCCCGTGCGCTCCGCACGCGGAGCGCGGCAAGGATTGCTCGCAGTAGGGACAGATCGGGCCGTGGACCGAACCGAAACCGCGCGACTCGTCCCACTGGTCGAGGTCGAGGAAGCGGTCGAGATTCATGGAGCCCTCCACGAGAGGGCCGGCGCGCCACGCGGCGCGCCGGCCCGAAACCGCAACTACGCCACGAACTCCATGATCCACGGCCGATCAACGCCCCAGACGGCCAGGGCGTAATACTCGCCCGGCCGGTCGAGCCACTCGACGACGACTGCGGGGTCGGGGTTCGCCCGCCGCCACTCCTCGGGCTGATACAGCACGCCCACCCACGCCGCGTACCGGCGCAGGCGAGTGCTCCTGAGCAGCTTGCGCACGCGCTTGGGGAGAGCCGGCACTCCCGAGGGGATTAGCGTGGGCAACCCTGGCCCGCCCTGGCCGGCCTGGATCCGGATCACTCGCCCCCACCGCGACGCGTAGATGATGGCCTCCGCCGGCTGGCCAGCAGCCGGCCAGTCCCAGGCGCCGTTGAGCGCGTCGATCTGGGCGTCCGGATCGGCGAGCGCCCAGACCGGCTGCCCGTCCGCTCGGCGCTGCCCCAGCAACTGCACCAGCTCGATGCGGCGGCCCTTGCGGCCGAATAACTCCGCGCGCATCTGCCGCGCCGTCTCCACTCGCAGCGACTCGAGGGATTGCCGCTCCGCGGCCAGCCCGCCCTGGTAGCGGCGGTGCGCCTTGGCGAGCGTCCGGCCCAGGGCCTTGACGCGGGCGACGACGGCCTGCTTGTGCGGCCGCCGCGAGAGAAAGGTACTCAGCATGACTTGATCCTCCGACTGTCGGCCACTTGCGCGGCGAGCCGACTTGCCGCGGTGCGCTGTGTGCGTCCCGGACGGCGCTCGCGCGCCGTTTCGGCCCCGCGCCCGGGGCCTCATCAGCGGGTGACTAGCTCAGCACGACACCGCGGGTGCGCAGATAGGAGTGGGCGCTGATCTCGCCCAGGCGCTCGACCTGGTGCGCCTGCTTGACCCTGTTGCGGAGGGTGCTCTCGGGGATCCCTGCGCGGGTCGCGAGCGCGGTCCAGGATGCGCCGGCGCGGTGCTCGGTGAGCAGACGACCGTAGCACGTGTAGCTGTGGGTGATCGAGACGCTGGTGGTGGTGGAGACTGCGGACATGATGATCGACCTTTCGCTCCGGGCTTTTGGGTCGCCCAGACTGACCCTCGTCACCCGTGCGATGCGCCGGTGACCCACGCGACTGACTACAGAGTAGATCGTATCACGCCCCCCGGTCGGCACAAGGGTAATCTGCCGGAATTCCGCCAAAACAGGGGCGGAATCAGGCAATCGCCTATCGCTGTAAGGACTTAGGCACTGGGCTTTTCCCGAAAAATCTTTGCGGCCACAATAGAGAGCTGCGCGTGGGCTGACGCGGGGCGTCATTCGCGCGCGTTTCTCCCTCGCCCCACGCACTGGGGCGAGCCGGGTGGCGTCAGCCCCCGGAGTGTGAGGGGGTGCAGATTGGGCCGCCGCGGACCGAAGCCGACACCCAAGCCGATCCTCAAGCTGCGCGGCGCGTGGCGCGAGAAGGCCGGTCCGCCCGAGCCCGAGCTGCCGCCAGCGCTGCCCGAAGTGCCTCCGCATCTCACGGCCGAGGCGAAGCTCGAGTGGGAGCGGATCGTCCCGCAGCTCGCCGCCGCCGGGCTCTTGACGCGCGTCGATCGCGCCGCCCTGGCCGGCTACTGCATGACCTGGGCCCGCTGGGTCAAGGCGGAGAAGATCCTCGCCGAGTCGGGTGAGGTGCTGAAAGGCGAAAAGGGGCTCTATCAGAATCCCTACTTGGCGGTGGCCAATCGGGCGCTGGATCAGATGGCCCGTTTCCTGGCGGAGTTCGGCATGAGCCCCGCCAGTCGCGCACGTGTCAGCAGTGCCAAGGAACCGGAACGAGGCAAGGATGCCGGCAAAGCTCGCTTCTTCAACCGCTCGGCGTAAGCGCCCAGCTCCGCTTGCGGCTTCGCGCTCGCATTCCCGCACGCCCAAACGCCCAGCGCGTGCAGCGTCGGCGGATACAACCCACGCCGGCGCTGCCCGCTGGGCTGCGCTGCTCACGCCCGACCAGGTCCCCGCCAAGTGGCGTACGCTCTTCGCGCGCATCCCCGGCTACGATTGCTTCCGCGCCGCCGGCGCTTATCGCTTCGATCCCGCCGCCGCCCAGTTCGCGCTCGACTTCTGCCAGGAGTGTCTCCGCCACGTCGAGGGGGACCTGGCCGGCAAGCCGTTCCTGCTCGAGCCCTGGGAGCAGGCGATCATCGCCCTGCTCTTCGGCTGGCAGCAGCTCGACGAGCTGAGGCGGATCGTCCGCCGTTACCGCGAGATGCTCCTCTACGTCGCGCGGAAAAACGGCAAGACGCCGCTGGCCGCGGCGATCGGCGTCCTCATCCTCTTCGTCGACGCCGAGCTGGGCCAGCAGGACTACATCGCCGCCGGCGACCGCGAACAAGCCGCGCTGGTCTTCCGCCACGCCAAGGGCATGGTCCAGCAGGAGCCCGAACTGGTCAATCGCTGCAGGATCTACGGCGGCCACGCCGCGGCCGGGCAATCGCGCTCGATCGTGCGCGAGGATCAGGGCAGTTTCCTCCGCGTCATCTCCGCCGACGCCAACACCAAGCACGGCGGCAATACCCATCTGGCGATCATCGACGAGCTGCACGTCCAGCCCGATCGGGATCTGTACGACGTGCTGCACACCTCGATGGCCAGCCAGAACCGCAAGCAGCCGCTGCTGATCTGCATCACCACGGCCGACTTCATGCGGCCATCGATCTGCAACGAAGTGTACGACTACGCCGGCAAGGTCCGCGACGGCATCATCCCCGACGCCCGCTTCCTGCCGGTGATCTTCGAGGCCCTGCCCGCCGACGACTGGACGGCCGAGACGACCTGGCGGAAGGCCAACCCCAACCTGGGCGTGAGCGTCTCGCTCGACTACCTCCGCGGCGAGTGCAAGAAAGCCCAGGAGATCCCCGCCTACGAGAACACGTTCAAGCGCTTGCACCTGAACCTGCGCACCGAGCAGGACGTCCGCGCCATCGCGATGGACAAGTGGGACGCCTCGAGCGGTCTGCCGCTGGCGGCGGCCGCCCAGTCGCGCGCGCAGTCGAACTGGGACGATCAGATGGCCTGGCGGCTGGCCCAACTCGCGGCGCTGAAAGAACAGCCCTGTTTCGGCGGGCTCGATCTCGGCTCGACGTCCGACCTCACTGCGCTGGCTCTGCTCTTCAAACGCGACAAGCGCGTGATCGTCATCCCGTATTTCTGGGTGCCCAGCGAAGGCGCCGCCCGGCGAGTGCAACGCGATCGCGTGGCCTACGACGTCTGGATCCGCCAGGGCTGGATCAAGACCACGCCCGGCGACGTGACCGATTATGACACGGTGCGGCTCGACATCCGCGGCATCGTCAGCCCGTTTTACCTTCAGGGCCTGGCGGTCGATCGACTTTTCCAGGGCGCGCAGCTCTGCACGCAACTGATGGGTGATGGCCTGCCGGTGACGGAGTTCGGCCAGGGTTTCTACAGCATGGCCGCGCCCACCAAGCGTTTCCTGGAGCTGATCATCGAGGGCACGCTGGCGCACGGCGGCAATCCGGTGCTCCGCTGGATGGCCGCCAACCTGGCCACGAAGATGGATCCCGCCGGCAACCTAAAGCCGGCCAAGGACGCTAGCGCCGATAAGATCGACGGCATCGTGGCGACCATCATGGCCCTCGGCCTGGCGATCAAAGCCGCCGAGGGCGAAACCGCGGGGGTGGAAGTGTGGTGATGCTTCTGTTGATCGTGCTGGCGTTCTTCCTGGCGTGCATCATCCTCGCCCCCGGTCCGCGGCGTAGCGTCCCGCCGCTGGGGCCCGTGTCTCAGAATCGACCGAGGAGGCGAGCGTGATCAAAGACTTGGCGTTCCTTCTGGGCCTGGGCCTGATCGGTGCCGGCTGCTGGTGGGTCTATCCACCGGCGGCGCTCATCGTCGTCGGCGCCCTGCTCCTCATCACGTCCATTGTGGGGCACTTCTATGGGACTCCTCGATCGCCTGCTGGGTAAGCCCGATCTCCTGGCCGGCAAGCGGCTCTCCGAACTGGGCACGCTCTTCGGCGGCACGAACACCGCGGCCGGCATGCAAGTCACCGAGGACTCGGCGCTCTCGCTCAGCGCCGTCTTTAGCGCCGTGCGCCTGCTGAGCCAGGTCCTCGCCTCGTTGCCGCTCCAGGTCTACCAGCGCCAACCCAGCGGCACCAAGAAACCAGCCACGGCCCACCCGGCCTTCCGCGTCCTGCACGTGGAGCCCAATCCCGAGATGACTGCCAAGCGCGCCCGCGAAACCCTCGAGTGGAACCGGCTCTTGGGCGGCAACGCTTACGCGGAGATCCAATGGGACCAGGGCGGCAACGTTCGCGCCTACTGGCCGCTGGAGCACTGGCGCGTCCGCCCCGAGCGCGACGCCAACGACAACCTCTTCTACCGCGTCGACGGCCGGCGCAAGCTCGCCCCCGCCGACATGCTGCACATCCCGCTGGTGTCGAGCGACGGCGTGACCGGCCAATCCTTTCTTGACTTCGCCGACGAGACGCTGGGCCTGAGCCTGGCCGGCCAGGAGTATGCCGCCCGCTTCTTCGGGAGCGGGGCGCACGTTGGCGGCGTGCTCGAACACCCGGGGCAGCCGACCAAGGAATCCAAAGAGGCCAGCCGGGAATCTTGGGAGCGCAGGCACCAGGGGCCTCAGAATGCCCATCGCGTCGCCGTGCTCTGGGGCGGCATCAAGTTCAACCCCGATGCCGGCGCTGCCAACCCGCAGGAGAGTCAGCTCCTGGAGATGCGCGTGTTTCAGATCCAGGAGGTGGCCCGCTTCCTGGGGATCCCGCCCCATCTGCTCGCCGAGCTGTCGCGCGCGACCTACTCGAACATCGAGCACGAGTCGCTCCGCTTCGTGATCTATTCGATGCAGCCCACGGCCGTGGACTACGAGCAGGAATGGGATCGCAAACTGCTCGACCCGCCGGCACTTTTCTGCAAGCACAACTTCGCCGGCCTGCTCCGTGGGGACTCCAAGGCCCGCGGCGAGTTTTATCAGCGGATGTTCGGCATCGGGGCCTACACGATCAACCGCATCCTGGAGGCCGAGGACGAGAACCCGATCGGTCCCGATGGCGATGTCCACTTCGTGCCCGTCAACATGCAATCGATCGAGCGCGCGACCACGACGCCGGCCGAGCCGACCGCCCAGCCGGCGAACGACCCGAACGAACCGCCTTTCCCGCTGCCGGACGAAGAACCTGCGCCCGACGATCCGCCTGCCGCTGAACCGCCGGCGAGCGCCCAGAAGATGCGGCTGGCCTTCACCGAGCTGCTCACCGACACCCTCGATCGGCTGCTGCGCAAAGAAGCCAATGAGGCCCGCCGCGCCGCGAAGCAGCCCAACAAGTTCCTCGCTTTCCTCGACCTGGCCTACGGCGCGGCGGCGCAGGAGGCGCTCGCCAAGGCCCTGATGCCGGTCATCCGCACCACCATGGTTGGGTTGCGTGCCTACGAGAAGACGCCCGGTGAGCGCGCGTACGCCTACGCGAGCGCGCATGCGGAGAATTCCCGCCATCAACTCCTGGAGCTCGCCGGCGAGGCAACACGCGAAACCCTCGCGGCCAAAGTGGAAACCCTGATGATCGCTTGGCAAACACACCGGCCCGCCGCGGCGGCCGCCCAACTGATGGAGGAATGCGATGCACAAGCTCCGACCTCTGCCCGCGCAGCCTGAGCGTTTGCGGGCGTTCGTTTCCGGCAAACCGATCGGCGTCGACCGCAAGGCCCGCGTGCTCCGCGGCTACGTCGTCGCCCAGGCCGGCCCGTTCAAGACTCCGGGCCGCGGCGAGTTCGACCGCCTGGCCCTCGACCAGATCGTCCAGCTCGGCAACACCGACCGCGACGGCTTGAAGAGTCATTTCCAGCACGAGACGCTCAGCGACGACGGCCTGGGCAAGTTCCTCGGCCGAGCCCGCGATCTCCGACTGGACACGGCCGTCACTCCCAAGGGAGTCGTCGAGGCGGTGCGCGCCGACCTTCATTTCTCGGAGGTCGCCTTCAGCTCGCCGGCGGGCAACCTGGCCCAGTACGTGATGGACCTCGTCGATTCGGATCCCAACGCACTCAGCTCCTCGCTCGTGCTGCAGAAGGAAGATGCCTGGCGGCTGAACACGGACGGCACGCCCCAGACCGATCCCGAGGGCAACGAGCTGCCGCCGCTCTGGCGGGTGAAGAAGCTCTGGGCTTCGGACATCGTTGACACCGGCGATGCGGTCGACGGGGTCCTGGCCGTGCAGCTCAATGCCGATCTGCTGCCCGACGCCCTGGTCCGCCGCGGCGCCGAGCTGCTCGACATCGCCTTCGCCGGCCAGACGCGCGCGGTGGTCAGCGCCCGCTGCCAGCAATGGCTGAGCCGATACCTCGACCGCCGCTACGGCGAACTTCCCCCCTCGCCCCCAGGGGGGAGAGGGGATGGGGGTGAGGGGGGTGACGGGGGACCCTTCCGACCCCTGGAGATTCGCCGCAAGCTCTTGGCCCTCAAGGCGAAACAAACTGGCCTCGACACGAGGAAGCCAACCTAGCCACAATCGCCCTGTAGTAATCGACGCTCCGGATCGCCGGGCTCCAAGCCGTTGCTTGAGCCAGACGGCCGGGGAACAGTAGCACCCACGCACGCCGTCGCGGGCGCGGACTACTCGCAAAGGGAAACGATAGAACCTTTGCCGGTGGCCCGCGCCCGCGTTTGCGTTTGCGGCTGGTCTCCGGCTCCGGGAGATCAGCATGGAACCCCTCAAGCAACTCCTCGACGCCCGCGCGAAGCTCTGGCACGACGCCAAGCAGATCCTCGACAAGGCCGACGCCGAGAAGCGCGAGCTCTCCGCCGAGGACAACCAGGCCTACGAGCGCACCGAGCAGGAGATCGACGCCCTCACGGCGAAGATCGACGCCCGCGAAACCCAGTCCCGCCGGCGCGACAAGCTCGACAAGTTGCAGGGCCAGTTCCAGGAGGAGCTACCCCGGCAGACGCAGTCCAGCCAACCGGGCACGAAGTCGCCCAGCACCAGCGAGCTGCTCCGTTTCCCGCTCAAGAACCGGGAATTCTCCTGCGCACCCGGCAGCCGCGAGCACCAGCGGGCCGGCGACAAGTATCGGCAGGACTTCCTCCACTACGTCGTGACCGGTGAGAAGCAGCCCCTTGGCCTGCAATCGGCCGTCGACCCGAAGGGCGGCGTGCTGGCCTCGACGCAGATGGCGATGAGCTTGATCAAGTTCCTCGACGACAGCGTCTTCATCCGCACGCTGGCCACCGTTCTGCCCCCGATTCCCAACGCGGTCAGCCTCGGCTGCCCGAGCTTCGACACCGACGTGGGCGATGCGGACTGGACCCCCGAGGTCCCGGCCTCCGACATCAGCGAGGACGACGCCGCCGCCTTCGGCTCGCGCGAGCTCACGCCCCACCTCGACACCAAGTTGGTCAAGTTCAGCCAGAAAATGCTCCGCGTCGGTGTGATCGATGCCGAGTCCTTCCTCACCGGCCGCATCGGCTACAAGTTCGGCGTCACGGAGGAAAAGGCCTTCCTGACCGGGGCCGGCAACAACCGCCCGCTCGGCGCCTTTGTCGCCTCGAATGACGGCGTGAGCACGGGCCGAGATGTCACCGCCTCGAGCGCCACCGCGTTCACCGCCGATGACCTTATCGACTGCCTCTACAACCTCAAGGCCGGGCACATGGGCCAATCCACCTGGGTCGGCTCGCGCGAATGGGTCAAGCGCTGCCGGAAGCTGAAGGACGGCAACGGCCAGTATCTCTGGCAACCCGGCCTGCAAGGCGGTCAGCCAAGTGTGATCCTCGAGCGCCCCTACGTGATGAGCGAGTTCGCGCCCAGCACCTTCACCACCGGCCTTTATGTGGCGATCATCGCCAATTGGAAGGCCGGTTACTGGATCGTCGACTCGCTCGAGCTGGAGATCCAGCGCATCAACGAGCTCTTCACCCTCAAGAACCAGATCGGCCTCAAGGCCATGAAGGAAACGGACGGCATGCCGGTCCTCGAAGAGGCCTTCAGCCGCCTGAAACTCGCGTAGTTCCCGGCCGCTTGCGGCTTGAACGCTCGAAAGCAATCAGTCGGGGCCGCGTGCCCCATCCGAGGAGAAGCCATGCGAGACATGCTGCACAACGAAGTCGAGATCCGCCGGGCCATCAGTCCCGACGAGGGGGCCGGCGACAACACCGCCAAGGTCAGCCAGATCATCGACCTGGCTAACCGGGAGGCGTGCGAGTTTCTGATCGCCACCGGCACGCTCGCCGACGCCGACGCCACGTTCACCGTGCTGGTCGAGGACGGCGACAATGCCTCTTTGACCGATAACGCCGCGGTCGCGGATGAGTTCCTGCTCGGCACCGAGGCCGGCGCCGGTTTCACTTTCGCCGCCGATGACTCGGTTCGCAAGATCGGGTACTTCGGCCCGAAGCGCTACGTGCGCCTCACGATCACCCCGGCCGCGAACACGGGCGCCTGGGACATCTGCGCGATTGCGCTTCTGAGCGGCTGTCGCAAGACTCCGCGTAGCTCGCAATCGGCGTAATCCCACGGCCGCTAACGGCTTGACGTTCGCACAAAAACCGACGAGGACCTGGCCATGCCCGACCCCAGTTATCTGCCCAAGATCTATCGCCGCCAGGGCGGCGATGAGATGGTTGTCGCCAACGGTGGCCGGATCATCCCCGAACTGACACCCGCGGTGGTGACCACGGTCGGCAATGAGACCTACAGCGCCGCTCAGCTCGCCGGTGGCATCATCGAACGCGATCCCAACGGCAGCGCCCGCACCGACACGACCGACACCGCTGCCAATCTGATCGCCACACTCAAACTCCAGGGCAACGGCGAGACCGCGGAGTGCCAACTGATCAACACCGCCGATGCGGCCGAGACGATCACCCTCGCCGGCGGCACCGGCGTCACACTCAAGAACGCCCTGCAGACCATCGCGCAGAACGAATGCGCGACCCTGCTCTTCCGACGCACCGCGGCCACGACCGTCGATCTATACATCCTGGGAGCCTAACGCAGCCCGCGTTCAGACTGTCATTGGAGTGCAAGCCATGCCGAATCTGATCGATCAATCATCGCTGAACCTGCGGGTCCGCAAGCTCAACGTGCCCGGCTACGCGGATTCGGCCGAGATCCCGCCGGCCGGCAACGATCGCGGCGAGATCCTGCTCGCACAGTCGTTGCCCGAGCGGAGCGAACTGACCCGCCTGGGCGCGAGTTGGGGCGCCCAGATCCCGACCGCCAGCGCCTTCCCGTTCGTCGCCGCCTGGCCGACCACCCGCGCGGAGCTTGTCCTGAACAACGGCGAACCCGCCAACGGCAAGAGCTACATCATTGATCGCTGCTGGATGACGAACATCACCAGCCAGGCGGCCGCTCAGCCCTATTCGCTGCTGGGTCAGCTTGCCCCGGCGAATCTCGGCATCGCTGTGGCCACCGACAACGCGGCGATCCTCCGCTACCAACTTGCCGGCAAACTCAAGACCTACAACGGCAACGCCAAACTGGCGCTGGCCAACACCGCCTTCGCCCTGACGAATCTCTGGTTCATCCTGGGCAACAATGTCATGTCGCCCATGACCACCAACCTCGGCGGGTCGCTCGAGGTCAACGTCTACGGCCGCTACATCGTGCCCCCGGGTGCCGCTTTCTGTCTGGCCGGCCTCGCCGGCACCGCCGCCGGCACGGCCATTTGCGGCTGCGAGTGGCACGAGGTGCAACTGCCGTTCTAACCGCCCAGCGCTTTGCTCATCGTTTTCGCCCGCTGGAGGACCCGTGAAGAAATCCAAGCGTCTCGCCGGCCTGGTCAAGAAGATGCTCGCCGCCAAGGACGCCGGCCGGGCCGGCTACATGCAGGCCGACGAACTGCTCACCGTCCTGCTGGACGAACTCGGCATCGATGAGGAGCTCGACCTGGGCGACGGCCAGACGTTCGTGATCCTCGATCGCTTCGCGGAGAAACACAAGGTCTTCACGCCGAGCGCCTGCAATCGTTTCGATGTGAAGGTCACGCGCTCCTGATCGGGGCGAGCCGGGTGGCGTGAGCCCCCGGTGGTTCGAGGGTGCTTCAAATGGGCCTCGTTCTTGTGACACCGCCGGCGACCGAGCCGTTCACGACCGCCGAGGCGAAGACGCATCTGCGGGTCGAGATCGCGGATGACGACGCCTACATCGATGCGCTGACAAAAGCGGCCCGACTCAAGCTCGAGGACGACACCGGCCGGGCCCTGGTCACGCAGACCTGGAAGCTGGTGCTCGATGGCTTCCCGGCGAACGACGGCGGCATCATCGTCCCGAAGTCGCCGCTGCAATCGGTGGCCTCGCTGAAGTATGTGGATTCGGACGGGATCCTGCAGACGGTGGAGACGGCCGATTACGCGGTGGACACGGCCACCAAACCCGGCTGGGTGGTCCCGGCCTTCGGAATGAGCTGGCCGAGCCCGCGTGACTCGATGAACGCCGTGGAGTTGACCTTCGTGGCCGGCTACGGCGCGGCGGCGGACGTGCCCGAGCATGCCAAGCTGGCGATCAAGCTGCTGCTGGGCCACTGGTATCTGAATCGCGAACAGGTCGTGATCGGCACGATCGTGAGCTCGGTGCCCTGGGCCTATGAATCTCTGATGCACAGTCTGTGGGATGGCGTGATGGCGGAGCAACCATGATCGGCGTGACGATCGACGGCGACGCGGTCCTCCTCCTGGTCGAGCGCCGTGATTCGCTCCTGAGCTGCGGCCAGGCCGAAGAGTTGGCGGTGCAGTTACGGCTGAAAGCCCAGAGCGCCCGCTTGAATCCGCCGCGGCTTTTCCGCGGCCAACCCTGGGGCGCGCAGGTGCAGAGCTTCGACGGCTACGTGGCCCTGCGGTTCAACCCGCCGGAGCCCGGACCCGTGAAGCGCGTGCCGTTGCCGGCGGCGATTGCCGAGAAGCTGGCCGATCAGCTTGATTTCACCCGCCAGCAGGCGGCGTTCAAGATGCGGTTCGAGTTCGCGCGTTGAAAGGATTCCCCCATGGCCACTACAGCGTACTCGAACGGCGTCGAGAACATCATCAACGGCACCATCGACCTCGACACCAGCACGATCAAGCAACTGCTGGCCCAGAGCACCTATCCGGAAGATCCGGATCAGGCCTTCATCGACAACGGCGACGCCAACGATCTTCAATCGCACGAATGCAACGCCACCGGCTACACGGGCGGCTTCGGTGGCGCCGGCCGCAAGACGGCCACGCTGTCGATCAGCGAACAGACCGCCAGCAACCGCGTCGTCACGATCTGCACCGACACCACCTGGACGGCGCTCGGCGGCGGCACGAACAACACGCTCGAGGGCGTGGCCTGGGTGCGTGAGATCACCAACGACGCCGCCTCGATCCCGATCGTGTTCCTGCTCTTCAGCGCCACGCTGACGACCAACGGCTCTGACGTGCTCGTCGACTATGACGGCGCCAACGGCAACCTGCGCTGGGCGGTGTAATCATGAATCTCGAATCGATGCCTCTGGAAGAATTGAACGCCCTGGCCGAGATGCTCGACCGGGAACGCCTCACGCTCCTGGCGCGCAAGCGCGAACTGGGCAAAGCCCGGGCTTGGCGCGCCCACGCCGATCACGCGGCGCAGCATGGTTTCAGTGTGGAGGAATACGACGCGGCCAAGGCCGAGGCAGTCGCCGCCGGCGTCAGCATGGCCGCGTATCTGCGGATCAAGCACGGACGCACCAACCTGATCGGCGCTTCCGTGCGCGGCTAAGCCCGCGCGGCTCTTTGACATCACGGGTTCGCGATCATGGCGATCACCTTCGTCAACGCTGGGGCGGAAGCGGTCGCCGTCGCCGGCGCTATGACCTTGAACGCGCCAGCCTCGCCGCAGACCGACGACATCTGGATCGCCGACATCCACGATTCCAACCAGAGCGATTCGATCACCATCACGGACTGGACGCAGATCGCCCAGGGCAACGGCGGCGGGGCCACGGATCGGATCGCCGTTTTCTACTTTCGCTACGCGGGCAGCAATCCGAATCTCTCCGTGAGCGGCCTCAGCGGCGCCGCCGTCCAGATCGGCGGCATTGCTTCATTCCGTGGCTGCAAGACCAGCGGCTCGCCCGTCAACGTGACGGGCACAGTCAGCACCGGAGTCGATGCCAGTATCGAAATCCTCGGTGTCACAACCACCGTCGACAATTGCATGCTGGTGGCGTGCGACGGGTCCGAAGACGACAACAATCGCAGCACGCTCCCCAGCGGCTTTACCGCGGCCTTCGAGGATACGGCTGGCGGAACGCAGAGCTGTTATCAGGACACGGCGGGCACCCCCGATCAATCGGTGGCTTGCCACTACAAGACGCAGGCCTCGGCCGGCGCATCCGGCAATTTCACCGATACGCAGGCCGCCGCCGATGCCTGGTGCTCCGTGCTCTTCGCCCTGGAGCCGACAGCATCGGCCCAGACCGGCACCCCGGGCGTCGCGACGGTCACGATCACAGGCGTAGCGCCCACGGGTTCGGGCACGGGGACGGGCACCGCGACTCCAGGCACGGCCACGGTCACGGTCACGGGCGTGGCCCCGGCCAGCTCAGGAACGGGCACAGCGACCGCCACGGCCGGCGTGGCCACGGTCACGATCAGCGGGATCAGCCCCGCGGCCTCGGCCACGGGCGCGGCGCCGACGACGCCAGGCGTGGCCACGGTCACGATCTCGGGCGTCGCCCCCGCCGCGACCGGCACGGGCACGGCGACGGCGACTCCCGGTGTGGCCACGATCACGATCTCGGGCGTCGACCCGGCAGGCACAGGCACGGCCACGGCCACGGCCGTACCCGGCGTGGCCACGGTCACGATCACGGGCGTTGCCCCGGACGCCTCGAGCCCCTTGATCGCGACGCCGGGCGTGGCCACGGTCACGATCTCGGGCGTGGACGGCACGGCGAGCGGGACGGGCACAGCAACGGCCACTCCAGGCGTGGCCACGATCACGATCACCGGCATTGCCCCGGCGGGCACTGGTTCGGGGACGGTCTCGCTAACGCCGGGCGTGGCGATCGTGACGATTAGCGCCGTGGACGTGAGCGCCGCGCCGGCGGGTGCAGCGCTCGCGAACCCAGGGACGGCGACGATCACGGTCTCGGCTGTGAGCGTGGCGGCCAGTCTGATTGGAGCCAGCCTGACGGCCATGCCCGGCGTGGCGACCGTGACGGTCATGGCCGTGAGCATCCAGGCGACCGTGACGATCTTCGGCGGGCCGCGAACCGTGGGCACGCTGGGCAGACGATTGACCGGCAGTCTCCCGCACCGTCGCGCTGGAGCCCTGCCCAGGAGACGCTGATGCCGGCACGTGCAGGCAAGTTTCGCCACAAGGTGACCATCCAGGTGGCCACCGACACGAACAACGCCCTCGGCGAACCGGTGCAGAGCTGGGCCGCGGAGACCACGCGGCGCTGCAAGGTCAGTGACATCGAGGGCCTCGAAAACTGGCGCGGCCAGAAGGTCGAGGCCGGCGTGACCGTGGGCGTCGAGCTCCGCTATCTGGCGGGGCTCACGCCCAAGAAGCGTTTCGTGACCTCGGACAACCGCACGCTGGCAATCCTCAGCGTGCTGAACCCGGACGGGCTCAAGATCGAGCACGTCTGCCAGTGCAAGGAAGAGGTGCTGTGATGGAGCCCAAAACAGGCGATCAGGGAACGCTCGACCTCGAAGGCCACCCGCTTCATGGGCTGAGCTTCGAGCTGCACAAATTCACCAGCGACGGCCTGGCGATCATCCGCCTGACCGAGAAGAGCCGGCTGAAGGCCTGCGGCTACAACCGGGGCGATCTCTTCCACGTGCCGCGGTCCGCGTTCGTGCCGGCCGCAGGCTAGACGACGCCACCCGAGAAATGAAATGGCAGCACAACACGCGGTCACCGCTGAGATCACGGGGTTGAAGGAGATCCAGGCCCGCATGCGCGAACTGGGGAACAGTTCCCAGAATCGCATCCTCCGCCCCTGCGTCGCCAAGGGCGTGCGGATCATCGCCAAGGCCATGAAGCGACGGATGCCCACCCGCCGCCGCGGCGATCTGCCCAGCACCTGGGATTACACGGGCAAGCAGGCGAAGAAGTCCATCGGCTCGAAGGTGAAGGTCTACAAGGGCGCGGTGGTGGGGATCATCGGCCCGCGGCACGGCTTCGAGCTGATCGTCGGCACTCGGGTCAAGGGCGCGCACAAGGGCCAGCCGATCAACTACGATCCGGCCAACACGTTCCACCTGGTGGATCTCGACACCGCCCACACCAAGGGCAAACAGATCCGCCAGCAGACCGTGGACGAGACCAAGGCCGAGGTCGCCGTCGTCTGCGCCCAGACGGCGGCGGTCGAGTTCGACAAGGAAGTCAACCGCCTCCGCGCCAAGGGCAGACTGTGACCAACGCCGGCAAGTGGATCTATGCGAAGCTCGCGGCCGACGCCCCGGTCACCGCTCTGGTCGGCGCCGCCCCGAACACGCGGGTCCGCAAGCAGCGTGCGAAGGAAGGCGATTCGGCGGGCGGCCAGGCCTACATCGTTTACCGCCGGCTGAACACGGACAACCTGCTCGCGCATGACGGCCTGGTCGGTCTGAAGGCCGGCCGGCACGAGGTGAATTGTTACGCTGGCACGCAGGAGATCGCCGAGGACCTGGCCAAGAAAGTGATCGACGCCCTGGCGAAGATCAGTTTCCCGAACACCGCCGGCGGCGTGGTCTGCCAGGCCTGCATCCTCGACGACGACAGCGATGCGATCGAGATGCCGGCCTACGGCGACGAAGTCGGCCGGGCGTTCGTGAGCCTGGATCTGATCGCGTGGATCGAGGAGTAATCGCCCAGTGCTCGAATTCCGCCAGTGCCGCAGAAACGATCGCGTGCTCATCGACCCCGAGGCCGTCGCTCTGGTCGTCGAGCGTGAGCGGATGACGAGCGATGGCCCGCAGAAATTCGCCGTCGTCGTGCTGCACTGCGGGACTTGCATCCACCTGGTCGACGACGAGCGCGTCGTCGGCATCCGCATCGCCGCGGCCAAGACACCACAAGCTTAACGACGCTTCGAGAGAAGCGTCCCGGACAAGGAGGTCCGCACATGGCCCAGCATCCCTTCGGCGTCAAGTTCCAGTACGACCTGGACGGCTCGCCCCCCTTCACCGACATCGCCACCATCGAGAGCGTCGGCGGCGTGGACATGAGCGTCGGCAGCTCGATGGTGACTCACCTCGAGAGCGTCAACACCTTCGCCGAGAAGATCCCCGGCTGGTGTGACGCCGGCAAAGTGCCCGTGGTGATCTATGCGACCAAGGCCCAGCTCAACACGCTGCGGACCACGCTCTGGCGGACGACCTACTATTGGCGGATTGTCTGGCCCTTGCTGACCGGCGAATCGACCGGCAGCTTGTGGCACTTCCAGGGCCACATTACCAAGCTCCACGAGACCGACAAATCGGCCAAGAGCGATGACGCCATCCGGATCGAGCTGGAGATCGACATCACCGGCTCGCCGACGTTCACCCAAGGCGCTTAGCCCCTTGCCCGCCCCTTTGCTCTCCCTCCCCGCAAGGGGAGGGAGGCCGGGGGTGAGGGGATTTTTGGAGAATCCGCATGCCGCTGACCAAGGACCAGATCGCCAAGACGAACGACCTGAAAGTCGAGACCGTCCCCGTCCCCGAGTGGGACGGCGACGTCTGCATCCGCATCGTGATGGGCTGGGAGTGGGACAAGTTCGAGGACTCGCTCAGTCCCAACAAGGACAACAGCCACGCCAGGCTCGCCGCCCTGGTGCTTTGCGACCCGGATGGAAAGCCCTGGTACAACGTGGAGTCACCGGCCTACGCGCAGGCCTGCCACGATCTCGGCCGCAAGAGCGCCGCCGCACTCGATCGCATCTGGTCGGCTGCACTCCGGCTCAACCGGAAGCGCAAGCTGGACATCGAGGAGCTGGTAAAAAACTCCAGCAGCGCCCCGAGCGGCGCTTCTGGATCGAACTCAGCTATCGATACGCCCGACCCGTCCGCGAGCTGCAGCGGCAACTGACGACGGTGGACTTCACCGAGCTGCAGGCCGAGGAGGAGCTCGAGCCGCGTGGCGAGGGCCGCGCCGACTATCGGGCGTTCAAGCAGTGGCACCTGCAGAACCACAAGCGCGCTTGCCCGGCCGATTTCGCCCCGCTCGATCGCGGCGCGGAACGAGCGCAGACTCGCGAGGAGATGGTCGCCGCGGCCAAGAGCTGGACCGTCGCCCTCGGCGGAACCGTTGAATCCTGATTTATGAGCACACGCCCATGTCCACCATCGGCACGATGAACGTGAAACTGAAAGCCGACGCCCAGGGCTTTCAGTCCGGACTTGGGGCTGCCTCGAACAGTCTCGGCAAGTTCTCGGCTAATGCAGGCGCTCATTTGCTCGGCCTCGCGACCACCATCCTGAGCGTCCGTCAGATCTTTCACTCTACCATGGAGACGTTTAACAAGCTCGATGCGCTCGGAGACGCCGCTGAACGATTGGATATCTCCACCGAGGCACTGAGTCATTTGCGCTTTGCGGCTACGATGACGGATGTGTCCGTCGAGGCCCTCGAAAGTGGGCTCGGCATCTTCACGAAAACCCTCGGCAAAGCAGCGCTGGGGCTCGACGCCAGCGGCGATTCCGTCACGGATCTGGGCGATGACATCAATCAATTGGAAGGCACAAGCTCGAGCGCCTTCACCAAGATCGGTCTCAACGCAGCGCAACTTGTCCTGCTGCCCAAAGAAGAGGCCTTCGCGAAGACAGTCGAAGCGCTGAATCGCGTCGAGAACACCTACAAGCGCACCGCCTTGGCCGCCCAGATCTTCGGCAAGGGCGCCCTGAGCATCGCCCCGATGCTCAAACTGAGTCGCGATGAACTCGAAGAACTTGCCAATCAGTTGGACAAATTCGGCGGCACGCTCACGAGCCAGGAAGCGAAGGTGGTCTCGGTTGTCGATCAAACGATGAAGGTCGCCGGCGCTAAGTGGGATGCCCTGAAGAAACAGTTCGTCATGGGGCTCGTGGTCATCGATCACAAACTCCACGAGGTCTTCGGCGGCGAAGATTCGATCCTGGTCAAGGCCGTGAAAGCCGATTTGGCCAGCAAAGTAAAACCAACGCAGCCTGGTGGAACTGATGAGGAGACCGCCGGCTTCCGCACCTCCAAGGCGTGGAAGGACGAAAAAGCGCTCGGCGAGGAAATGAAGAAGGTCACCGACGAACTCAATCTGCAGACTGCTGCGCTGAACCACGGCTGGAGCCCAGAGGAGATCACCCGCCGCCGCCTGGCCACAAGAGGCGGCAACGGAGAGGAACTCGAAGGGCTCAAAAGGGCACAAGACGCCTGGATCCAGAAAAAGAAAGCCATCGATGATGTCGCGGAGAGCATGGCCGCCTGGGGCCAATTCGCCCAGCAGACGTTGCGCACGACCATGACGCCGCTCGAGGACTTCGAGAACCAACTCAGCGATCTGCAATTCGCCTTCGCTGAAGGCTGGCTCGATAGCACCGCTTTCAACCGCGCCGCCGGGCAGCTCGGCCAGGGGCTCATCGACAAGGCCAACCTCGGCCAGGCCAAGCTCCCCGAGGGTCTGACCGCCGGCTCCTCCGCGGCCATCTCCGCCACGAATCAAAACATCGCCCAGCAGCAGGGCAACAGCATCGCCGACCGCTTCGAGCGGGCGATCAAGCGGCTCCAGGATCAGCAGAAAGAGGACACGAGAAACAGCGCCGAGCTGGT